CCTCTTCAGGGTTTAGAAATATAAGAACGTAGTCCTTATCAGTTCCTTTTCGAATATGTTCGTATCCTTCTTTTGCGTCAAATCCATATTTAGTGGAGAGACACTCGACGAGTGCGAATAAGTTGGTTTCAATGTGCTTGTTGTTCATTGTATCGAATATACCTTTTTCCTCCTATAAATGCAAGAATCCGTTTTCAAGGATGCGTTGTTTAGATTCATTTATCCTGAGTCAAGAGTAACAAATGACTGAGGCTGAAATTGCTAAGAACCATTTGCGTGAACATTTAGGTTCATTGCTCATTGATCCCGTTTCTGATGGGTTTTGGAGCATTTACGATTCCGCGAAAGATTTATGTGTTCGAAACAACCAACTCGACCAAATTTTAAGAACGTTTCAAAATATGTTGACTCGTATTCCAGAATGGTCTGAAACTACCTTATCTACTGAAGTTGATAGAATTCAAAAGGTTTCTAAATGCACTTACTTAGACGATTTATTGATGGGGGTATTTATTGCATACATGAAATCGTTCGCTTCCTTGCATTACAAAGGGTCTTCGTCTCAAATTAAAGTTGAATTTGATAGACCCAGTTTAGCGAAATTCATTCACGAACTTTACAAACATTCTGCTCGTAAATTATGGCAAGTAGCTTATCTTTTCAAGACCGTTGGTGTAACTGCTGAACAACAAGCACGTAACAGACAAGATATTCAACGAATTATTCAGGAATGTTTGGAACAGGTTATTCGCGCATTCTTACCTTGGGAAGCAATCACTAAGAAGTATTTCGCAGAAGAACCCGAACCAGAACAAACTAGCTCTGCCCCAATTCCAACTCCACAATTGACACAAGAACCTGAAGAAGAGGACGAAGAGGATGACGAGGAAGAAGAGGAGTATGATGAGGAAGTCGAAAAACCAAAACTTACATTTTCCGACGAAGTTGAAACGATTGAATTTGAGGATCTTGATAAACATGAACTAGAACAAGCGCCAGCGCCAGAGCCAGAGCCACAACCAGAACCAGAAGATCCTTTGAAGGAACTTGAATCTAAAGTCGCAGACACCCTCGTTCTAAATTTGTAAACTTTCACTTGATTTGCGAATAAGAAAATGATGATTGTTATTGCGTCCGTTGCCGTAGCGCTTGTTGCATTCATTCTGTACGCGCTTGAACGAAAATCAAAGGGAGAACCTATTTTGTGGGATCAAGCAGGGAAACTAAGTTTATTCGGTGGATTAATTACTTCGGGAGTTGTATTCGCCACAACTGCTGAAGCCGTTCCAGAAGTTGTAACCAATGTCGTAAGTGAAGTTGCTAATACTGTTAATATTCCTGAAGTTCAGGAAATGTTTGTTGGAGTTCCTTCTTTTTAAATTTCAATCGTGCAAATCGTTTCTCCAGTAGGAATTTCTGAAATTCCATACAAAGTTTTCAAGTTACTGATTTCTTTGCGTGGGACTGCATCTTTAGCGAATCGAGCAATTGCTTTGTATAAATGGAATCCATGATACCTGTCGTGATTCGGAACATCTTTTCCAAACAACAACGATCCTCCTTCGCTTGAATTCGTCCATCGTACCAACATTTCAAAAATTGGATTGGATTTATACTCTTCGTGATTTGGTCCTTCAGGAAACAAATCCCAAAATAAAGAAGTAGATAATCTGGCTAAATCAAAGGAAGGATTTGGTTTAATTACTTGGAATTTTGAGTTGTAAAATGGTTCGAAATTATACTGTCCTCCTGCTTCTTCATCTAATGAGAAATGGTCGCTCATAAATTGTTTTGGTTCTTTCATTCCAGTAACTTTGATTGAACTTGTACCTCTTTCGAAATCTATCAATTTAATCAAGTATCCGTAAGTAGGAACTCGGTAAATATTCCCAGAACAGTTGTAGTATAAATACTCTTTATCGTAAGGAACATACATAACATTATTTCCGTGCAAATCGTTGTGTGTGAATGCGAAGTTTCGTTGAGCGTACGCTAATGCGAATATGATTTGAGTCAACCATGCTAAATGCTTTTCTTGTTCAGGATTACTCATTAAAAGTTTATAAAAAGTTCCAGTACATTGTTCCATCAACGTGATTTGAACAGGTACGTTTTCAAAACTAGCCCATGCAAATTCTTCGTCTGTTGCATCTTCGTCAATATCAATATCCATATCTTCATCTTCGCACGAACACGATTTTACGGCAAAGACGTATCCTGTAGAAATAGACGATGAATCAGATTCCATATCAATATCTTCCTCGTCTTTGAACATCTGATTAATTTCACCAATTTCTACATTTTCTGGAACTTTTACTTCATCGAGTTCTTCAACTCCTTCTAATGCCGTATCTTCTCCTAATTGAATTTCAAGTCTCGCTTTTCTTGTGTGTGAAAAATCAGAATACGGTTGAATATTCTCTGAAAGTTTAATTTCAAATGTTTTTCCGATATTTTGTGAAAACCAACTTCTATCACACAGTTCCTCGTAATCGTCTGAAATATTGATTGTATGATGTTGTGAAAGTCCGGTGAATACACCATATACTTTAGGGAAATGAAGACATCCACTTTCAGAAAGAGTAGCAGAAATAATTGATCCTACGTATGCGGAGTTATTTGGATTTTGGATTTTATGATGGACTAATGTAGATTGTTCCAAAGTAGATGGAAGTCCGAATGTTCGTCCATAAAGCCCCTGCATCCATTTGAATGGACTTAAGACCATACTGATCTTTTTATGAACTGGAACTACTTGTCCGTTGTTCAATCTAATTTGGGATTCTCCTAAAATTCCAGAAATTTGATTCTGAAACTTGAGTCCGTATTCTACAGGTGACTCCAATCCTTCTATTTTGAACAACTTTTCCACCGATGGAAAAAATGGTTGAATATGTTCAATGTTCCAATACTGCTTTGCTCCCGTTCTAAGGAAAGCTAAATCAGTGTATTTTTGAACAGCCAATCCAATCGAGTTCGTCCGAAGCTCGCTGTTCGTAGTTTGTCGACGCTTCACCATATTATAGAAGTGGGTTAAAGCATAACTAAAAACTTCACGCAGTAATATCAATATGAACTTTAATATTAAAAAGTTTAATATGGAGACAATCGTGGAACGATGTCAGATCGATTCTCACAAGTCTCCTATGATAGTTCTAATAGGCAAAAAGGACACAGGAAAGTCCTTTTTAGTGAAGGATATTTTGGCTAATACCCAGGCATGTTTTCCAATCGGAACCGTTATTTCAGGAACTGAGGTCGCCAACCCTTTTTTCCAGGATATTGTTCCTTCCAAGTTGATTCACGATAAGTACAAGCCGGAAATAGTTATGAACTCTATCAAGCGTCAACTTGCTGTGAAGCAAACTAGAGAACATGAAAAGCGTAGTCGTGGTGGAAATTCAAATTTGGACCCCCGCGCTTTTTTGATTTTGGATGATTGTTTATATGATGCTTCTTGGATTCGTGAAGAATCTACTCGTTACGTATTTATGAACGGTCGTCACATTGATATGGTTACATTGATTACTATGCAGTACCCTCTTGGTATTACTCCAAATTTAAGAACAAACATTGATTTCGTGTTTATTCTTCGTGAGAACGGTATAGGAAATCGTAAACGTATTTATGAAAACTTTGCAGGTATGTTTCCAACCTTTGAAATGTTCTGTCAGTTTATGGATCAATGTACTGAAAATTATGAATGTTTAGTTATTTGTAACGGTGTTCAATCTAACAAGTTAGAAGACCAAGTATTTTGGTATAAAGCCAGCGCTCATCCTCAGTTTAAGATGTGCGATGATTCCTTGTGGGTTGATAATAAGCCATTTACAAGTACGATGTTAGCTGCTGATGAATTTAATCCAGATGCAGTTCGAAAGAAGAACTCAGGACCATGGGTTAATGTGAAAAAAGCTAATTAATGTTTACGTTTTCTAATTGTCTTTCTACGACGACGTCTATGTTTTTTTCCACCGCTGTACCAGTATTGTGGAGGATTCGTATCGTCCGATTTTGGAACTTCCATTTCAATATCGTTCGATTCTTCCAACTTTGAACTTTTAAATAAATTAGATAAATCATCAACATCTGATTTGATCTTTTTAGCAGTCATACGACGTTTTGAACGCTCTTCTTTTTGGGCTTTCTCAGCTTCAAGAGCTTCCCCCTTTTCGGTTAATTTTCTTTTACGACTTTCCCCCATTTATATTTATTTTACATTTTAAAGATCACGAATGCCTCCTTCGGATGGATGTACAGGTGTCTCAATTGCATTTTCAATTTGCTTTGAGTCCGTCAATCCTTGATCCACCAATGCTTGCTTACGCTTTCGCTCATTCTCCTCTTTTTGAAGACGAATCTTCTCAGCCTTCTCCTCTTCAAAGAAGATTTCACGATTGACTTCGTTCTCCTTGTATTTTCTCATCAACTCGTTCAACTCCTTCTCAGCATACTCGACTTCCGGCATCAAGTGTTCGGATGGATCCCAAGGCAACCATGCACCAACCTTTCCAATATACAAGTTGTCGTTCGGGTATCTTCGTTGCAAGATCTTCGCATACGTCTGCGTCTCCTCCAAATTAGCAAACACACGTCTCAACTTCACACCACGAACATTGGTTCTGAATCCAACCTTCTCGGAAAACTTAG